ATACCCGATAGGATATAAAAAAGCCCGGTATAATCACCGGGCTTTTTTATACTCTTATTTCTCGCCATTTGGTTATCCATCTTCCATTCTCAAAGACAAGCTCTCTTACTTGCTTTACTTGTTGTTGGGCGTTTGGATTTACTTTCTTGTATCTCTCTGATAGTTGATGCTCGTAAATTTCACAAGCTATTACTGCATCCAATAAGTCGGTGTTCTCTACAAGGAAGTTCTTTGCTTGTGAGATTATATCTGGGAAGTAGATTTCATCTGAAGCCGTATTCAAATACTTAATCAAATAAGAATTACCAAGCTCGGATGTTTTATCTGTCTTGTAGTATCCCTTGCTCCCTTCTCCTGAAGTAAATCCTTTACCCAGTAACACTGGTTTCTCTGCAAGCAAATGATAGAACCCTGAATCTTTAAACTCTTTCTTGGTAACACCACCACGGTTAACCTCAAGCATTGCCTTGGCATCATTGTATGCCCGCAGACCGAGTATGATTTGGTTCACGATGGCAGAACTATCCTCATCCCTATCTTCCATCCACGCTACGTACCTGTTAAGGTCACGGTCCTTTATAGCACAGGCTTGTTTTGAACCGTCCCCCATGTTTGAAGAGTTAAATGGTATCGGGTCAATGCCGGCAATATAAGTATGCCCGGGGATTGGGCGTTGGAGAACTCTCCACTTACCGTTACCGTCTGGGACAAATTCAATTTCATCGTTCTGATTCTTGATGAAGTACCCTCTCTCGATAGCTGGCTTGGATGTGATAAGAATCCTTTCTCTGTCGTTTAGTTTCTGAACGACATGCTTCGGTAAAGCACCCTTTGCGTTGGCTTGGAATATTTCCTGCAGCGTGAGGGGATATTGTTTGATGAAAGATTCAAGATAGCTCTTATCGTCAAGTCTATCAAGCTTCTCACGTGTCCTCATAATCCATTCCTCTGCTGCCTTCACGTCGCTGTGCCCATTCTTACAGAAGTTCAGTATCTTACCGGGGATTTCTCTACCGTTGTCATCCAGCTCAGGGGCAAACATGATTCCTTTTGTGCCGGGTATGAACAAGGTAACGATATTCAAAACCTCAGCAGCGTCCCACAGTTCCATACCTTTCTTCTGACCTTCGACTGATGACTCACCGGCAGAACCACCCAATACAATAGGGCCTACTTTAACAAAGCCGGCCTTAACTGATGCCTGTCCTGAACGTAGAACTTGGTCTGCTTTTGGATGCAAGAAGAACTCATCAATAAAAATACCTTTAGCTCGGTATGCCTCAAAAGCTTTTGGTTGGTCCACTGTTTCCTTGGCTATGATTTTTGAATCCAAACCATGGATGATACCTTTCTCTACCTCTTTACCCATGTGCATGTAACCGTCTTGTCTTTGATGGACAATCTCTGGCCTGAACTCAGGGTCAAGGTTCTTGTAGATGAACTTTGTTTTCTCATCGAACATGTTGGCCAACCTTGGTTTGTCTGCAGAAGTTAAAAGAAAAGTAGAACCCGGTGAAGTAAGTGCTGACCAGATAGGAATAACTCCACCGAAGGTAAGAGTCAAACCAATCTCACGTCTTTTCAAAATCAACAGGTCCCAGAAGTTTTCTTTCGCCTTCATGTAGGCACCATAGATTTCCTCATCCACGTCACGCCATATAATTCTTGTGGTTCTACCCCAAGCATCTTTGGCCATACATTGAGTAAGGGCGAAATAATGAGGACCGACAAGATTTAATCTGCCGGTCACCCAATATTCCATCTCTTGTGCCCACCATTTAGCTTTCTCCTTTGGAGTAGCGTTTGGGTTAAGGCCGTATTTGATTTGCCACTCTTCGTATTTAAACTTGGATGGTTTCCACTTCTTGTTACCCTTTGGCATTTCCTTTTTCTTTTGACTGTTGAGCAAGCCTATCTGAAATAGAACCAAGAGAAGTCTCTTCTTCCTTGTTTTCAGGGAATGCATCAAGCTCTGCGTTGCGGAAAGTCTTTGTTACCTTATCACCGGTCTCAAGTAACTTCCATAAGGATTTGTTGTATGCATCATCTAAGTCAAGTGTTTTGTTCTGAACCCCTTCCATTAGCTGGTTGGCCGCAGATACAAGTGTGATGTAGAATTTCTTTGCAGGCTCGGATTTTATACCCTCGATTAAATCAGCAACCTCATCTTCTGTGAGATTGTAATTCTTCATAACCTGCTTGAGTTTACTGTCTGCCATTTTTCATTTGGTCGTATTTAAAGGATTGCTCCTCAGCCTGTCTTCTTGCTATACCCGCTTTTACTGGGTTGTTGCATGCTTGATAATACTGGTGCCATGCCCACAAAGATGTGAGCTTTTTCCATTCTTGGTTTAAGATATTGCTTTTAGCCATAATTGTAAATCAAAATTAGTTAGGTTGGATTGTATTTCTATTCCCGGGAATGACTGTTGGATTGATTTGATTTCGTTACCAAGAGAAAGCAATTGTTCTCTTGTCAAAGTGTTACAACATTTGAAGTCTTCATTCAACCCGCCAAGAATAGCGAGATGGATTTCTTTTTTCTCCGGTTGTAAAAGAATCAACCTACCGTCTCTGGATATGTAACGGGTGAACAGTTGTTTACTGAAGCCCAAACCCCAGTATCTGTTTTCCCCGATGTTCTTTTCCTTGCGGGTTTGATGTGTGATAATCTTGTCTCTGGTGAAGGACACCCCTATGTTGGTGTATGTCCAGTGAACAAATAGTTTCATTACTCGAAGTGTACCTTTGTGATGTTCTCCTCATTCATTTCCTTGCGGACTTGTTTGAGTCTGTTTAAATACCACTCTGCTTTATCGATATCTTTGTCTCCACCTTTCTCTTCGTATCTCCAAAGATACTTGATTACGTTGGCTACACACACAGCTTCTCTTGGGGATTTACCCACCACTGCGGATTCAATTGCGTCAATCGCTTCTACTTTACCATTCTTGTAATGGTTTGGGTTCTTGTGGTCGTTCATTAATATACCTCTCCTTCTATAATTCTAAAATTCCTAACCTTAAACATACCGTTCTTGGCAACGGTTACTATCGCTGCGCCATGATTCCATTTGGTATACCCGTATGGTAAATACTCTGGGCTAAGGTCACACAAAGCACCGGTTGAATACGCTGCGGTTTGTTCACCTTTTAAGTTGCTCTCACTGTGTTCGGATGTTTGATGGTGATGCCCAAACAATACAGATGACTTTGCTCTGATAAACCCACCACGTGCCGGGTTAACAGGGGCCATCATGGACTTACCAAACTCGTGCCCGTGTAGGATTGAAAGCTTACCCGCTTGTATGATTTCTCTACCCACAGGTTTGATGTTAAATTCTTTCAGTGACAACTGAGCCTCCAAAGTTAACGCATCCAAGTTCTCAATCTCTCTGGATTTAGATAAGATGTACTCACGGAATCTTTCTTCGTGGTTACCGTACTTGTACCAGATTGGTTGAGTAGGAAATAACTCACGCAGATAAGAGAAGAAAGCCTTTGCTCTTTTAAACTCTTCCTTCATTGATGGACGGTTGGTGTCCTTGGTGTATCTGGATGTGTAATAACAATCTACAATATCACCGTTCAAAACAATACCGGTTACCTTTTCTGTTACTCCGTAGTGTACGGCTGCAGCTAAAGCTACTGTATCTTGGTATGGTATATGAATGTCAGAGAGAACCAAATACTTTCCTTCTGGTAATTTAACCGGCTTTGCCAGTGTAGATGCTTCTTGTACAAGACCTCTCTTAATGAAGCCTTCTTTGATGGTGAATATCTGGGGGTCAATATTTTCAAGACGCTTAAGAGCTTCCCTTCTTGGTTCCCCATTAGCACCGGTGTATGTTCGTATTGATAATCTTGCTGCGTTTAAGCTACCGAACAACCCGTGTTCTTCCTGAAAGATGATTCTTGCCAGCTCGGATTTAGATATGGTCAACCTACCATCTTCTCCGGTGTACTTTTTGATGTAACGTTGAGTTACTACACCTTTTGTTTTTTTTCTCATATAAAGAATTGTTTATCGTTTATGATGTCTTTTGAATTTGGGAATAGTTCTGAAGCCGAATTGAAAATTGTTGTCGCTTTCTCTTTATCTCCAGCATACCATGCTGCACGATAGGCCAGTACATATGGATACTCCTGATAGTAAGGAGCGTAGTTACCATAGAACCTGTCGTTGTCTACAACCATCGCCATCAATGCCCACACAAGCATTGCTCGGTAGTTTTTCTGCCTATCGTAATACTCAGCCATCCCGATGTAACATTCCCTTCTGTGTGGGTACTGTCTGATACCTTCAATGTAATCCATGGTTGGGTCACTACCTAAGTATTCGTTGCATTTACCCATGTAATAAAACGATTGGTTTCTTTCAGCATCCCACCCGTTCATGTTTGTATGAATAGCGAATATCAACAGGGCCTCTTTGTAGTACCCACGGTAATAGAGTTCACGTGCGAGATAGTGGGTGTTCCTGTCATCCGGTGACTCAGTGTGTACAAACTCATACGCCAGAGAAACAAGGTAATGATTCCTGTTTGTCTGTTCGTTCTGTTTGTGTTCCAGTTGAATTGCGTTGGTGTAAAGTATTTGGTTTGTATCAAGAACCTCGTGGATTAATCCCACCCACTGTGTAGAATAGGTGCGATAGAATTTACTGTGCATGAACTCAGTAATCGGTCTATCATCTTCGTCCCTACCATAAACAAAATTATACCCCAAGCTGACAGGTTTGTGCTGCTCTAAAGTTTGGTTAATCAAATCTACATCGAAGTGAGTAACAAACTCATCACAATCCGGCATGAACACATAAGGTACCACTGCCTTTCTGGATGCGTATGTTGCGATGTAGTTTCTCGCTCCAGCATAATCAAAGATTCTGTCACCGGGGTTTGTTATTCCGGATGTCTTGCTTGTGGATAGCTCAGAGTTAATAAACTCGGATTCTTTTTGTGTCAGTGTTTTAGCGAATGCGTCACCAACTCGTACCACATGGCAACCAAGAGCCTCAGCTACTTCCGGTGTACCATCTGTTGAACCGGTGTCTAACAGAAATATCTGTCCACCTTTTTCTATGAACCCCCCAAGAGATGCTACGAGTCTTGGTAATGTTTGTGATTCATTTCTTGCAATTAAAGCTACGCAAAAATTCATTGCGCAAATATAATGCATTTTTTTGAAAAGTCAAGTGCCTACTTTCTCATCAATACAACAGCAAGAAGAACAGCGAACAACCAGAAAAGATAGGTGTAAACATTAACCGGTTTCGGTACCGTTGCTATCTTGTTCTTCATAGGGATAAACAACGTATCTGTTTTATATATTGTGTCTGGAGAGGTTTTTATGTAAAATGAATCTGAAACCCTACGGATTGTAAGCTTTCCTTTTACAAACACTGTATCCCCCGGGATGAGGAACGTATCCTTTGTACCCGGGATGATGATGGTATCTGAATCCGTATACACAACCGTGTCTTGGATTGTCTTTACGTACTTCTCGATGAGGTACGGGTTTCTTTTTACCATGTAGTCAAATCGTTTCTCTAATGAACACGCAGTGATTAGAACACTAAACGATAGTAATAGTAATATTTTTCGCACCTTTTAATTTGTTGAATAGTTCTTTGTATGCAATACGAGAAAGCCCAACACCTACGTTGGTTCTCGCTTTGCCCACTATAATACATCCTTCTGTATCTGCTTCTGTGTTTCCGGAATGGATGCGAACACCTTCAAACCCGGGTACATTTAGAAGCAATGGCATGAGCTGCTGGAATCTTGGTGAATGTGTGATAATAACTTTGTATGTACCGGTTGGAATTGCAGTCTTACCGTATACTTTAACCTCTCTCTCTGCGTCCTCTACAGTGTAGCAAAAGAATACCCCGTCTATAAACAGGCTACCCCTTACCCTTTTGTCATCCTTCAGTTCCCTTTTCAGTAGTAGTTCCATTGTTGAAGTCTCCTGTTTCATCAAACCCTTTTAGCTTTTTTAAAATCCATGCTGGGATTAGCCCCGGGTAAATCACACCTATGTTCTCAATGATGGATATCGCTTCTCTGATAAGCAACCCTGACAAGAACAAGTCACCGCACCAGCTAAGGTACTTCACTTCGGCTACCGCATTGACTACCTTTATGAATGCCCAATAGATTATTATCTTGGTGAACAACTTACCCCATCCATCAGAGGATAAAGAGTTCAGCTTCCAATGTTTCCACACACCCAAAGCTGTGTCGATTATAACCAACAGGAAGATGTTGGCTGTGATATCCCAAGAAACAACATGGTCTCTAATGAATGCAGCTTTAATTGTGGCGAAAGTTAAGCCGGCTACAAACAAATACTCGTTCGTATACACTTGGTATATGCTCTTTATCGGTTGTTTGAATTGGTACCAAAGATTAGCAAAGAATTGTATCATGCGAGAGTAACTTTATTTTGTTCAAACAACCAAACAACAATTTCAGCAATCCTTTTGCTCTGCAAAGATTCCGGAATTGGTTGGTCAATGATATTTACTACTTCGCCTGCGCAGTCAAGTTCTGAAAAGAATGTTAATCGACCAATTACATCCGTGTTACCCACGATGAATCCGGGGAATGTTACTTGAACGCTTTTTGCGGTCTTTTTAATTATGATATCTTCGATGTTCATTTTTAGAAACTTAATGTTTGTTTAATTCTATACCTATCTATTGCAACAGTATAATTAGTTGTTCCTGCTGATTTAACAATTTGATTGACCATATTAACTAATTGTCCTGTTATTGTGGAACTTGGTGTTCCGCTACCAACGATTACGTCATCAATAAATGCCTCAACAGCCTGAGTACTATTAGCAACTGTTAATTTTAATCTATACCATGTGTTTGCCGCTACTGCTACGCTTGTATTAATAGTTAGAACAGTAGACCCGCCTGCCCTCATTATTACCTGCCAGTT